AAGTATCGCGACCGCCCACAGGCAGATCATGCGGCTGTACCGTTCAGGAGCCCTAACCAAGTGTGGCCGTGGCGAGTATGTGCTGACGATCTAGGATCATTGAGAGAGTTGCGATATATGAGAGAGATGATAGAAGTGATAGAATCAAAATCCTGCCCAAGTACCCACCCTAATAAAATCAATAACATAAATCTATCACTTCTATCACTTCTATCACTTCTATCACAAACCTCATTTGTATTAACTCTATCACTACATATCAGTAATAACGTAGAGAGCTTGGAACGATCGCGTGAGACAAGCAACGCGCGTTACGGGCTTAACCCGTACAACGAAGTACGGAATCCCCACCTGACGTCATTCCATCGAGGTACGATATGCCAACACTACCGCCACCGGGCTGTCGTGCGCCCGGCTGTACGCAAAGGCAATCTCCGGGGCAGCGCTACTGTCCGGCTCATCAGCGCGAGCGCTGGCGGGCGCTCGATCGCGAACGGGGCAATTCGGCGCAACGCGGCTACGATGCCGACTGGCGGCGATTCCGTGAGTGGTTCCTGGCGAAATATCCGCTGTGCGCGGACTGCCGCGAGCATGGCCGAACGACGCTCGCGGTCGAGGTCCACCACCTCCGGAAAATTAAGGACGCTCCTCACCTCCGGCTGGTCGAGGACGCCTGTCTGCCGCTCTGTAAGCGCTGTCACAGTCTGCGGACGCGCCGGGGCGAGTAGCCCCGGTATGGGTTCGCGCCACGAGGCGCGGCCGCGCAAGACCGCGCGGGCAGCCGCGCGCAAATCGAATGGTCAAACCGTATGAAAAAGTCCAGAAAGACGAACCCTGCCCCGAAGGGCCTTTCGATGGAAGCCCGGAAGCTTTGGCACGCGGTTGTTACCGAGTACGAAATGGACGCTCCGGGCCTGACGCTGCTGAAGGAAGCGTGTCTCGCGCTGGACCGGCTCCGTCAGGCGCAAGAGGTCCTGGCGCGGGACGGGATTGTTATCGTGGACCGCTGGGGGCAGCCCCGGCAGCATCCGGCGACACTGGTCGAGCGCGACGCGCGAAACCAAGTCCTGAAATTCATCAAGGAGCTGCATCTGGATATCGACGTCGGGGCGTCTGTCGGCGCTCCTGTCGCGAGAATCTGACATGGCACGGCTGAAGGTACGGCGCAAGCTTACGATTTCGGTAGAAGATCCGCTCGACCGTATCCTCGGGGATACCCAAGGGGCGGCGCGCGTCGTTCGCTTCTTTCACGAGGTCTTGCGTCATCCCAAACCGCCGTTTGCCGGGCAGCCGTTCATATTGCAGCCGTGGCAGATCGAGGAAATCATCAAGCCAATCTTTGACAACGTCGACGAGCGCGGCGCCCGGCGGATCCGCAAGGCGCTCATCATGATGGCGAAGAAAAACGGGAAATCGGGCCTTGCGGCCGGGCTGGCGCTGTATCTGCTGTTTGCCGATGGCGAATGGGCGGGCGAGATTTGTTCGGCGGCTGGTGATCGCGAGCAGGCAAGCATCGTCTACAACCTGGCGGCCGATATGGTCGACTTTGCGCCTGTCCTCAGAGAGCGCGCGATTGTCCGGCGGGCGGTCAAGCGCATCGTCGACAGGCGGACGCGGTCGACGTACCACGCCATCAGCGCCGAGGCTGGAACCAAGCACGGGCCGAACTGGAGCGGCATTATCTTCGACGAGCTGCATACGCAGCCGGACCGCGAGCTATGGGATACCTTGACGACCGGGACGCGCGGACGCCGGCAGCCGTTGACCGTCGCGATTTCGACCGCGGGCTGGGACCGGCAGAGTATCTGCTACGAGCTGTACGACTACGGCCGGCGCGTTCAGTCCGGGCAGATCGACGATCCCACGTTTTATTTCCGGACGTGGGAAGTCCCCGAAGATGCGGACTGGGAAGACGAGCGTTACTGGTACCTCGCGAATCCTGGTCTTGGGACATTCGAGGACATCGAGGCGGGGCGCGCATTCCTCGACATCGAGGCGCTTCGCGCGGATTACCGCGAGGCGAAGGCGCGCCCGGCTTACGAGAATACCTTCCGCCGTCTGTCGCTGAATCAATGGGTTTCCCAAGAGACGCGCTGGCTGCCAATGGACAAGTGGCGCGCCTGTGGCGGCGCCGTTGATCCGGAGGCGTTGCGCGGGCGCATCTGCTACGGCGGCCTGGACCTGTCGAGTACGACAGATCTGAGCGCGTTTGTTCTGGCGTTCCCCGATGAGGACGGTGGCCTGACAGTCCTGCCGTACTTCTGGATTCCTGAGGAGCGGATGCACGAGCGCAGCAAGCGCGATGGCGTTCCGTACGAGTCCTGGCGTCGCGCGGGCCTGATCGAGGCGACGCCGGGAAATGTCATCGATTACGCCTGGATCCGCGCAAAAATCAACGATCTTGCGGCGGTCTATCAGATTCGCGAAATCGGCTATGACCCGTACAACGCAACGCAGATCGTAACGGAACTGGCGGGCGACGGCCTTGAGCTGTTCCCGGTTCGCCAAGGGTTTCTGACTCTGTCGCCGCCCACGAAGGAACTGGAGCGGCTGGTTACGGCGGGCCTGGTACGGCATGGCGGGCATCCGGTTCTCGAGTGGATGGCTGAGAACGCAATGGCCGTACAGGATGCGGCTGGAAACATCAAGATCGACAAGTCGCGGTCGCGGGACCGGATCGACGGCATTGCCGCGCTGATCAACGCAATTGAGCGCTTGAGTCGGCATGTTCGCGTGCCGACAGAACCGAAGGTCATATGGATTTAGCAATCCCCGCACCCATGGGGCGGGCATTTTTTATTTCGGAGGATTTAAGATGCCACTGACAGCAGAACAACGAAATCAACTCGAAGCGCGGGGCGGGGAGTTGTACCGAACCGCTTTGCGCGAGGGTCGGAAGCTGACCGACGCCGAGGAGCGCGAGCTGCGCGCCATCGAGCGGCAACTTGACGCGGATGAGTACGCGCGGCTATACGGCGAAGCGCCCGCAGAGCCGCCGACCGAGGCGCAGCGGCGGTTTCTCGCGACTGTTGAAGTCCGCGCGCGCGGAACTCACGAGCAGCCGCGGATCCTGACGCGCGATATGAGCTTTCGGGATTACGTCCGCGGATCCTACCCGTCCGAATACGAGCATTTAAGCCTTGGCAAGTTCATTCGCGGTTTCATCACGGGCGACTGGCGGGACGCCGAAGGCGAGCGCCGCGCGATGTCCGAATCGGTGAGCAGCGCGGGCGCAACGATTCCGACGCCGCTAAGCGCGAACCTCATTGACGCGGTCCGTAACCGGAGCGTCGCGTTTCAGGCGGGCGCGCGCATCGTTCCGATGACCTCGGCCACGTTGAAGTTCGCGAAGCTGACAACGGACTTTACCGCGGGCTGGTACGCCGAAAATGCTCCGATTACCGCGAGCGATGGCGTCTTCGGGTCCGTGACCTTTACCGCGCGCAAGGTTGGAGCCATCGCAAAGCTGAGCCGGGAACTGGTCGAGGATGCGCCGAATGCGGCCGAGCTGGTCGAGGCGGCGCTTGCCGAGGTCCTGGCGGTTGAGCTGGATCGTGTCGTTTTCCATGGCTCCGGCGTCGCGCCTGAGCCCACAGGCATTATCAATCAGGCGAACGTCCAGACCGTCTCGGGCGTGGGGACGCCGACCGATTATTCGCCATTCATCGAGGCGATTGGCAAGATCCTGACGGCGAATGGAAACCCGACCGCGATTGTCTATGCTCCGCGGACGTGGGAGACCCTTGAGGGATTTCGCGACACTACACAGCAGCCACTCATCGCTCCGGCGAGCTTTCAGGCGCTCCGTAAGCTGGTCTCAAACCAGATTGCGACCAACCTCGGAACGGGCGGCAACGAGTCTGTTGCTTTCCTTGGCGGCTTCGAGGCTGTCGGAATCGGCATGCGGCAGAACGTCACTATCGAGACGTCGCGCGAGGCTGGTTCCGCGTTTAGCGACGATCAAGTCTGGATCAAGGTCACGGCGCGCGCGGATGTCCAATTGTTCCGCCCGGAGCACCTCGTCACGATGACGGGCATTACTGCGGCCTGATGCGGGGGAGCAATCCCCCGCGCTCCGAAGAGAGGACTTTGCATGCTGACACGATTACGGCAATGGTGGGGATCGAGGCGTTCGACGTTGCGCGATCCGCAAGCCTGGCTGAAGGATGTTCTCGCGGGCGACGGTACGCATGCCGGAATCCACGCTTCCGAGGAATCGGCGCTGAAATATACGGCCGTTTATGC